AAGGCATTGAGAAGGGAGCTAGGCGAATCCCTTAAACCACAAAAAACGCCAGAAGAGCGGCTCCAAGACAAGCTAGAAGCTCAACAGCAAAGGCTGCAACAGCAACTTGATGAGCTTAGAGAGCGAGCTGTAGGCCCTAAAGCAAAAAAAGCAAACGAGCTGGCTGAAGAAAAACCTACTAAAAAGGAAGACACGGCTGAAATCAAAGACCTAAAGACTCGCATTAAGGCTTACCAGAAGTTTGAAAAGGAAGCAGCTAATTACAAGGCAGCTATTGAGGAAGAACAGCGGTTAAAGGAAATACTACAGCGGGGCGACTCGGCTGAAATGCGTAAAGAGGTGGGGCGGATGCCGGGAAGCTTAAAGAATAAAGCAGAGAGTAAATACGAAAAAGCATTAAAGGAAGTGGCTAATCGAAAGAAGGCCATGAGGACAGTGCTTACTAAGCTTGCTAAACAAGAAGAGCGCATCATTAAAGCAAAGAGAGACAAAGAGCTTTGGGAGCGTTACTCAAACTATCTTGAGTCAGCTCACAAGTCTGACGGAATTGGTAGGATTTCTAAGTTTTTTAGAGGCGTTAGAATCGCAAGAAAAATGGCGCTAATTGACTCTCTTCCGTCTGCTGTCGCTGCTCTACCTACAGGCGCTTTTGAGCTAGGGCGTAATTTGATTAAACCTATATCTACCAGGTTTTTTGACAGAAAGGAACCCCTTGCCAATAAAATTGCATTGATGGAGTTTGCTGAAGGACTTAGAGGACTTGTTGGGTTGCTTAAAGGGCCAGCGCTTAAACATGCCGCTAGGGCATTTAAAGAAGCAAGAGATCCAAACTATGGTTCTTCTGATAAGTTTGATATAAATAGTTCTGTTGTTTCTAAGTCAATACTTCCTACAGGAGTTCGGCAGGCTATATCAAAGGCAAAAGCAGACGCTGCTTTAAGAGAACAAGCAGAGCAGAATATTAAGAACTGGATTTCAAGTAAAACAATAACTGGTAACTTCTTTGCGGTTCTGTCTTTAGGTATGCGATCTATTATGGCTGCAGACGCTGTATTTAAAAGACAACTAAGAGAAGTAGCCGCTAGAAAAAAGTTTAAAAGACAAGCCCTTCTTGAATTTCCTGATGATAAAGTAGCTGCCGATGCTCGCTTTGAAGAACTATACAGCGCGGCTTCAAAGGACTTGGATGGTATTAATATACTAGAGGGTGTAGACGAGATTGCTGATGAGTTTGCTTTGATTGACGAAGCTCTTCTTATGACCGCAACAAAAGGAGACATGGTTGATGCTAAAAATAGTTTAATAAATCAAATGCTTAAACCTGTTACGCAACAACTAAACAGGGACGATCAGCAAGCAGTCGGTGCTATAATTGAAGCTCTTATGCCGTTTCTTAGTGTTGGTGTTAAAAGCGTGCAACGCATGACTAGGTTTAGTGGGGGAGTAGTAGCAAAAAGGCTAATTCCTGGTCTTCCAAATAATCCTTTTAATACTGCTGTTAAGTATCACGAAAGAGAAATTGAAAAGCTAAAGGGCCTTCTTAAAGAAGCCACAACCAGCGGCGATTTAAAGACAGCGCAAAACGTAGCAAAGCTGACAAAGCAGCAACAAGAGCTTCTTAAAGTAGCCGAAACAAGGAGAGTGCTTTACAACAAAGAAGAACTTACAGACGCGCTGATGTTTGGTTCTCTCGCTGCTATAGGGTTTATTTCCGGGTATGCGGGGCATTCCAACGGAACAAACGCTTGGATGACTGATTCACAAAAAGCCAGAAACAAAGAGAAAAAACCATTCACTTTTATGGGAACAGACATAAGAGCTGCTGTACCATTTAACGGACCTTTGGTTGTGTTTTCTGATCTTGGTAACTATCTAAGAGCTAAAAACGAAGGCAAACTTAGTAGAGAAATGAATCTTCCTCTAGTGCTTGCAAACGCAGGTAAGGGTATCATTGAAGAACTACCAATGCACTCCGGGGTGCAACAAGCTCAACAGATTACAGGAAAAGACGCAGAAGGATTTTGGAATGCTTTTTCAAGACTGAGTGGTAGTTACATCCCCGTTCCTGCTCAAATTAGAAAACAAGTAGAGGATGCTGCAAGAAACGGGACGCTTAACGACCTGCGAGGACTTAATAGCCCCAAGGGGTTTGTAGCGCGTGTCTACTACAACGTAACAGGAGCAAGCGCCCCTAATACAAAACGGGACATATTTGGAGAAGAGAGGGAATCAGGAAAAACCTGGTTACACAGCTACTGGAGATTTGCTTCTTCATCTTACAAAGCTCCCACAAGAATTGATGAGATACTAGCCGGTGATAAGGAAAGTATTGTCGCTTCAAAGATACCAGAAAAATACAAAGGTATCAGTTTACTGGATTATAGAGACGAAGATGGCTATACCCTTTACTCTTACCTTGCTGACAAAATTAAGAAGAAAAATGTTAAAAGAGAAATAAACAAACTAGTAAGAGAGCCAGAAATAAAAAAACTACTTAAAACAGACGAGCTTCGAGGAGAAACAGGAGATTATGTAAATTTAGGGCTCATTGAAATTAACAAAGAAATACAAGCCTATTATCGAGAAGCACAAGCTGAACTAGAAGAAGACACAAGAAACCTTAAACGGTTTATCAACATTGACGGAGAAACAGCCGCATCAGTGCTTGGAAAGCAAAAAGAAATTAGAAAAGTCCCAATCCCAACCCCATAGACTACAATGCCCAACTCATACATTGAATACACATCAGGAATCTCAGGCACCTTATCCATTGCTGGGTTGAACTACATCTCAACTTCGCACCTTAAAGCTAAATCCAAAGCGACAGTTACTTCTGACTGGGAAGACGTTACTATTACATCTGTAAACGCCACTGCTTCTCCTCCTACAGTAACCATGTCACTGTCGGGGACCCCAGCCGTAGTAAGGATTTACAGGGACAGCGGGATGGAACCTATTGTGGACTTCCAGAGCGGCGTAAGGATTACTGAGAGCGACCTAGACACAGCGACTAGACAAGGACTGTTTGCCGCACAGGAAGTTCTAGAGAATGCACCAGCCAACGAACTGGCCAATCCTGGACCAGCGGGAGCCAATGGGGTTGGTATTTCCAGTATCGGCTCTAGCAAAACCAACGGGGTAACAACTGTTGTTATTACAAACACAGATGCCAGCACGCATTCCTTTTCCGTTTCTGATGGAGCCGCTGGGGCTGATGGAGCCGCCGGGAGCGACACGATCCCTGCTGGGGGTGTGCTTGAAACCTTTACGATGCCTTGTAATGGGCAGTCTATTACCGTTGGTAGCGGAACCTACACAATGCCAGATCAGGATGCGGCGTTAAACTTAACGACTACTTATCAAGACCTGTCAGCTAGCCAAATTGCTTACACCCCTCCAACTGGAACTCAGTTAGTTGTTTATGAGTTTCTTTTTAATGTGACACGCGGAGACGACAACCCAATAGGGCACTTTAAGCTCTTCTTAGATGGTGTGGAAGTTTCAGACAAAAGAACCACAGTATACAACGATGGGGGCGGGGGTATGCAAAGCTCTATTAAGTGGGGGTTCCAAGTTGGAGGTTCTGCTGATGCAGCTACTGGTAGAGTAGCTAGTTGGTCTTCCGCTAAAACCATTAAGGTCATGGCCCGTGACTATGGTGGCGACAACGAAGCCACTCTTTACAAGATAGCTCACTGGAAAGACACAGACGCATCCGACACAATAACAACCCCGTTTGTTCGCCCGCAAATATCAATCACCGCTATTAAAGCATAGGAGAGCCCGCAATGAACTCTGCTCACGTTCCCCCTGCTGTTGGAATAACCGGACTTCTTGGAACTATAACCCTGAGCGACATTAACACAGCAATTAGTATTTCAGTTGGTTTGGCTACTTTAAGCTACTTAGTAATCAAGATCCTAAAAGAACTTAAAAGTAAATGAGCACAAAGCCTACACAGGATAAACTACAGCAACTTCAGGACATCCTCATTGATGAATTCATATTGAGAATCCAGAGCGGAGAAGCGGCCCCAGCAGACCTCAGTGCTGCTCGTCAGCTACTAAAGGACAACGGTATTAGTGCTATTGCTTCCGCTGAAAGTCCACTAGAAGAGCTGTGTAAGATCCTGCCATTCAATGAGGACGGAATAGACAAGGTGGTTGGAGAATAACCAAATACCCAAGAAACTTGCCGTGGACCTTCCAGACGAAATAAAGGACTTCAGGAACTTCCTGTTTCTTGTCTGGAAACAACTGAACCTCCCACAACCAACACCTATACAATATGAGATCGCGGATTACATGCAACACGGACCTAAACGAGCTGTCATCCAAGGATTTCGCGGAGTTGGTAAGTCTTGGATCTGTTCTGCTTTCGTCGTTCACCAACTGCTCCTCGATCCCAGCAAAAACATTCTTGTTGTCAGTGCTTCTAAAACTAGAGCAGACGATTTCAGCACCTTCACTCTCCGACTCATCCACGAAGCCCCATTCCTCCAACACCTCGCACCAGGAGACAAACAAAGGTTCAGTAAAATCTCTTTTGACGTTGGACCAGCTCCAGCAAGTCATGCCCCCTCCGTCAAGTCCCTCGGTATTACGTCTCAACTAACAGGCTCCCGAGCAGACATCATTGTTGCTGATGACGTAGAAGTCCCAAATAACTCAGCAACACAAATGATGCGCGACAAGCTCTCTGAGCAAGTCAAGGAGTTCGACGCAATCATTAAGCCCGACGAGGAATCCAAGATACTTTTCCTTGGGACCCCACAGTGCGAAGACACAGTTTACAGATCACTACAAGAAAGAGGCTACGATACAAAAATCTGGCCAGCTCAATACATCACACAAAGCAAAAACAACCTGACCTACAACGACAACGTAAGTCAGCTGTGCGTAGATACAGAAAAAGAAAACAAAACCACAGAACCCACAAGGTTCTCCGATATTGATCTCGCAGACAGAAAGGTGTCTTATGGTTCCGCTGGATTCGCCCTTCAGTTCATGCTGGATTCCAAACTGTCTGATGTAGAGAAGTATCCGCTCAAGATCAACGACCTCCTTGTGATGAGCCTAGACGACGAGTTGGCTCCCGAAAAGGTTGTGTGGGCCAACGACCCGTCTCTTGAGTGGGACTCAACAGTCCCCAACGTAGGGATGACTGGAGATCGCTTCCACAGACCCTTTAAGACCCTCGGGGACCACATACCATACACAGGTAGTGTAATGAGTATTGACCCAGCAGGCCGAGGAAAGGACGAAACAGGCTACGCAATCTGCAAGATGCTCAATGGGTTCCTTTATATCCCAGCAGCAGGAGGACTCCAAGGAGGATACAGCGAGGAAACCCTCAAGTATCTCTGTGTTTTGGCAAAAGAACACAATGTAAATACAATCATTGTGGAAAGTAACTTTGGTGACGGTATGTTTGTGGAGCTAATAAAGCCCCTGCTAACCAAAGTTCACCCTTGCACCATCGAAGAAGTCAGACACAGCACCCAAAAAGAACGAAGAATCATAGATACCCTGGAACCAGTGATGGCGGGCCACAAGCTCATCCTAGACCCAGAGGTCATCAAGAACGACTTCAGGACAGCTCAGGAATATCCCAACGAGTCTTCCCTCAAATACCAGCTAATCTACCAACTAAGCCGACTCACAAGGGCACGCGGAGCCATCACACACGATGACAGACTAGATGCCCTCAGTATCGCAGTGGCTTACTGGACCCAACAGATGGCTCAAGATGCAACAGACCGCATGGAGGCACGCAAAGAGGATCTTCTAAGAGAAGAACTCCAAAGGTTCCAAGATAGCTTCCATAGAGCCCGAGGATCGTCTGTGAGCGGTCCTAGCTGGCTCTGAGGGTCAGCACACCAGAGAGGCCCTAAAGCCTCTGAGAATCCAAATACGAAGCAGTATGCCCAAATTACCCCTTTATAGACCAAAAGAGATTTCCATAGGTGGACATGTGTTCTCCATCCAATACAAACAAATGGAGGATTTCGGTAGGATGGACATCGATAAAAGAACAATCCTCCTGAAAAAGAACATGGGTAGTGAGGAAACCTTCGACACTCTTTTGCATGAAGCTGTTCACGCCTGCCTGTCCCTCAGTGGGTTAGGCTACTTGATTAACAATGAAAACCTGGAAGAAGCCCTAGTCAGGGCCTTAGAAAACCTAATGATCCCTACCTTTAAGAGAGAACACCTCCAGTATATTCAGCAAACAGAGTAAATTTATTCGTAAAACCACCTGTTGCCATATACGGTTCTACCGGATAGCCCCCTATAAGTACACTAATAGTGCACAAAGAGGGAATGATAATCACTATCCATAGGATAAATAACCATAGTAAATAAAGAAAGGGAGAGATATAGGTTTATTTATTATTAAGTACACCTATAGGTGTTCCTATAGTATTCACATACAGTAGTGATTATAGGTGTTCCTATAGAACAAAACAAAAGAGACAGGTATTTTCCCTACCCCTTAAATATCAATCCTACAACCCACCCCCATAGTGGTGGGACTTTTTGCCAACCAACAAAGACAACATCAATCATGGCTATTGAACGAGCAGGAGAAAAGTTCTCTGGATACAATAAACCAAAAAGAACTCCAGGACACTCCACCAAGTCCCACGCTGTGCTAGCCAAGGAAGGCGACAAGATCAAACTAATCAGGTTTGGCCAAAAAGGCGTAAAGGGAGCCGGTAAAAACCCAAAGACAGCCTCAGAAAAAGCCCGTAGAAAAAGCTTCAAGGCTCGTCACGCAAAGAACATAGCAAAGGGAAAGATGTCTGCCGCCTACTGGTCCAATAAAACAAAGTGGTAGGCCAACAATAAAGAGGGTTGACCAAAAGATTCTTGGTGCTAAATACAACTCAATAACCACATAGGACTCCCCAAGTCCCTACCGAGTAGGTTTTCTTTGTTTTCCCTACCCGTGTAAACTTGGGGAGTCTTTATTTCTACTTATGTCTCAGAAGAAAAAGAAACCAAAACCAAAGCCCAAAACAACCAAAGTAAAGGGCTACTAGAAAACCATGAAAAAACTACAAACAATCGGAGCAGCCATCGGAACACTAGTTGTGTTCTCTGCTTGCTCCTCCCTGGATCTCGGTGGTGCAGTCCCTGTGCCCCTTACAGATCCCCCAAAAGACGTTGAGGCTTTCCTAGAGCTTCGTGCGCTTCCTCCTAAGTTCAATGTGGAACTCAATCTGGTTCCCAGTGAGCTGGCCGACTAAAGGGACTATTGGTGTCTAGGGGCTCTAGCTCTGGTATTACCAGAGAGACAGACAGGCATCCACCACTAGGGTCCCTAGCACCATCCCTTTTCAAATTTGGCATAAAAATCTGAAGGGGTATACGTATATAAGCGCGCCGAAAATCCCCCCGATGGCCCCTCCCCGCTCGCATTTCTGGGCCTGATTGTCGCTCGTTTGCCACCCCCCTTCCTCAATCCGCTAGACTGTCAGGCTTCGCTTAGAACGTCAGGTGCTGAGGAGAGTTTGAACAGGCGTTTGAACAGGGGTGTTCGTGTGTTCTCTCCTGTCATCACAATGTGCATACACCCGTTTCTCTCTCTCACCTTGCGTTTTTGCCCTTTGCTGTAGGCACAATGTAAACACCACCGGCCCCCAGTAAATCCGCGCAGGCACGCGCAGGCACGCACAGGCACGCGCAGGCACACGTCCAGGCGCGCGCGAGGCCCACCAAAAAAAAGTTCACTTTGTTTCCCGTTGGTTTTTAGAGGGTTACAGAGAATCGGCAAAGAAACATGCAAAAAGTTCTTTTCATTCGTTCCGATTCAGTCATCGTTTGCGCCGTCATGAAAAAAACAAACGACTTGCCCAACACAATCTACAACGCAATCATTATTCTGGCCCTCTCAGCGGCTGTTGTGCTCTTTTGCGTTGCCGTGCTTAACTCTTAAACACACACACAAAGAAAAATGAAGTTAAAAAACATTGCATCAAACATGACCGAAATTGCACTACCAGACGGAACGCTTGTTCTTGTTAGTTATGAAACACCGGTTGCGGCCCGCGTGTTCGCTTTGGCAGCTGAAAATGACGGGGTAGCCCTTGCGCGGACCAGCAAGAAATGGAGCGCCACAACAACGCGACACATAAACAAGTGGCTTCGCGCTAACTTCTCTGAAGAAGCGCCAAAAAGGGCTCGGGAGATGCCGCAAGAATTCTTTGACAGCCTGCTTTCCGTTGCCTAAACACCAAACACACACAAAAGAACAATGATCCTACTCAATTACAAACAGCAGGAGAACCAGCCCGCTTGGTTCAATCAAAACGGCGACCACTATTACCATTCCGTCACGAGCGGATCGTCCCCGTGGAATGAATGGTATGAATTCAAGAGCGAGGCAGACGCGCTTAAATTTGCGCTGACCTTTGAAAGCCAGAGCGTGCTCGATTATTTCTCCCGCGTCTCTGTGGACGGAGCGGAGAGGTGGTATAGACACGATCGCCCCGACGGCAGCAACGTGGGCTGCCTTCCCATTGCCGCGTATGAAAACCGCCCCGCATCGTTTGCGGAGCTTGCGCAAGCAGAATCGCGCTTCTAAGCCCACCCAACCACACACACACAAAGAACAATGAACACCACTACACCATTCCGCCTGTGCCGCGACCAGATCACATATAAGGGGGTTATCTACTTTGCGACACATCGCCAAGCCTCCGAAATATGCAAAAGCCTAGTTGGCACTAATTGTCAGTTTTTTGGGCAACCAATTAAAGCAGCGCCAAGGGTTGTGCGGTTTGCTCGGGGCTATGCCGTGCAGTACTGCAAAAGCGGCTCTTACTATCCAGAGGAAGCTCCACAGGATTAGAGACTCCCGCCCTGCTCTCCCTCTGGCTCAATCCGGGGGAGGGCAGAGGGGAGCCGCTAAACACACCACAAGCGGACACAAAGAGAACACACACAAAGAACAATGAACACCAAAAAACAACTGAACGTGGGAGCCAACCGCGGGAACAAGAGAGTATGGGTGGAAGCGGGACCGCTAGAGGCCCACGGATGGACAACCGGAACTCGTTACAGCTTCACGATCACGCCGACTGGTGCGCGGCTCGACAAGGACCCAACAGGGAAGCGCGGGGTGGCAGGCGGGCCGGGGAGGCCCATCATTGACCTGTGCAATAAAAAGGTGGCCGAGTGGACACAAGGCGCAGATCGTGTTTCGCTTGAGTTTTCGGATTCGGCCATTCTCATTGCCCCGCGCTTCCCCGTTTTCTAAACACCAAACACACCAACCAAACAAAGAACAAATGAAACTGACGACAGAACAAGCAATCGATTTTGAAGCGCAAGCTCTAGCGGACGCGCTTTGCTCCGGGTGCCTAGAGCTAAATGATGAGTTCCTTTCCCGCTATTGCTCAGAGGGGCTGGGCAAGCTCCTAAAGCAAATCCCTTGCGAAAAGGAGAGGGCATTTATCCTGGATTCACACCTGACGGACGACAACTGGCGCACCATGTCTGGTTATGATGAAGGGGCAGATGTCAATGTGCCAGTGGGGGAGATTGAGGTTCAATTCGAGGGCGAGCCAGCGGACTTTTTTGAAAAGCCAGAGGAGTGGCATGTGGGGGGGGATCTTGCATACCTCGGGGTGGACGGCATTTGCTGGACCATAGACCTTGACAGCCTTCAGCAAGACATTAACGATTGGCGGGAAGAAAACGCCGGAATTACAGCGGCGCTCTAACTAAAAGAGCACACACGCAAGAACACACACCAACACCAAACAAACAAAGAACACATGAAACTTACATTGAACACACACGAGGCCGCCGGGATTCTCATGGACGACGACTGCGCCAACTGGAGCCCTGACGGAGCGGTGGCTCTGATTCGTTACCTTGAGGATCTGGAGGCTTACACTGGAGAGGAGATGGAGCTGGACCGAGTGGCGCTCCGATGCGGGTTCTCCGAATATGACAGCGCGGCGGATTTCGCGGAAAGCTACTGGGCGACGGTGGGGGACAGAGACAGAGAGTGCGACATTGACCGCGAGCTTGACAGCGTGGGCGAGATTGAAGATAAGATCCTGGACTTTGTTAGGGAGCGTGCCGTTGTGGTTCCATTTGAATCCGGCGTGATCATTCAGGAATTCTAAACACCAACACCAAACAAACAAAGACAATGAGCAACTGGATAGAAAGCCGCATAACAGCGGTAATAAGGAAAGCAGAGATATTCTCTGAGAATGGAGAGCATGAGGCGGCGGATAGCTGGCTGGACAACATGCTTACTGCGTTGGAGCTACAGGCTGAACGTCTGCGAGATGCCCAGAATCAAACAGCCGCGTCAGCGCTACGGCGCAAGGAAGTAAAGCGTGTACAGACGGAGACGGGGCACCTTTAACCACCACAAAACAAAAAACAAAGACAGACAAATGGACAAGCGAGACAAGATCATCCACAAGCACCAGATCGAACTCACTGATCTGATTATCGAAAGCAAGGAGAAAGAGGTATGGAACTACTCCCGCCTGATCTCCCGCCTCGACTGGAACGACGAGAACGACGTGACTCTCCCGGGTTATCATCAGAAGATCAAGGATCTTAACAGTGAGATCGACGAGGAGCGCAAGCGCCTTCTTTACCTCTGGGACCAGCTCAACGAGGGCAAGTTCGCCACCCGGGCATCCTATCAGGCTTAATTTCGACACGGAGACAATGCCACTGCCCTCGCCCAACTAAAAGAGCTTTGCCAGTTAATTAATAAAGAGACATGAGTAGTTACCAACGCCGCCGCTTCAGACAGCGCGCCCGCTCACAGGCCGTCCCATGGGACCTTGCCAAACAGGTGAGCGACGCATGCGACCGCTTCTTTAAGGATCGAAAAATTGAGCCCATGAAGTGGGGAAAGATTCCAGTTGACACCTCAAAGAAAGTTTCAGAAAACAAAGAAAACAATGACAGTTGACCCATGGCTGGCCGTGCTTCTATTCGGCCTCTTGATAATCGCATGCCTCTTCCTTGAGGAGGACATGAAAGCCGCCGACAACCCACCCACCCAGCGTCTCTTCGGTGCAATTCTACGGGCGCTCTCGGTGGTGGTGTTCGTCGCCTCCTTCTGGGTTATTGCCTCACTGGCGTTAACCAACTGAAAACAAAGACAAACAAAGACAAACAACGATGAATAAACAAACAACGGTGTATGCTGTCGTCTGCCCGACATGGGACACACCTGTATCTCTGTATGAAACACGAGAGTTGGCCGAGTTGTCGGCGCACGTGATGAACGGCGAGCTGCCTACCACACACCACAAGGTTGAACCGCTTACTGTGTTTGGCACCACCGAAACAAGCAGTGCTGATCCAAATCAAATGGAGCTGGACGTATGAATACAACACACACAATAACTGAAATAAATAGAGCCATAAGAATCCTGGAATCACTCAATGAGGAGCTGGCAGCTGAAGACGACATGTTTGGTGTCACGCCTGTAGTCCAGCCTATTCCGATGCCCCTTGAAGGAAAGAGGATTGCCGTTTGCGTCGGCCACTCACGCCCGGGAGACTTCGGAGCGACGGCATGCGATGGGATGACCACCGAGTTCGCTTGGAACCACAAGCTAGCGGTCGAGCTTAGTGAATTCTTGGAGGCCATGGGAGCCAAGGTGCTTCTGCTTGATTACTACGGTGAGTCCACCCAAACATACCTATCCTACGGGCAGGCTATGAGCTGGGTAGCGGATAAGGTGGATCTGTTCAGAGCTGACGTTGCGATTGAGCTGCACTTCAACAGCGCCCCCTTCAAAGAGGCCCGCGGATTTGAGACTCTGGTTACTGGGAGCGAACGCGGGCAGATACTGGGCAACGCCCTCCAAGAGGAGATGGCGCATCTGTTCGAAGGCGAGCCCAACAGGGGAGTGAAGACACGTTCTCGCGACGACCGCGGCAGCGGGTTTCTCTACAAGTGCAAGCCACCCGCCGCTATTCTAGAGCCCCTCTTCGGGAGCAACCCGGAATCCTGGAACAAGTGGAAAAACAAGAGGAAGGAAATCGCAGAGGCTTACGGGCTTGGGGTTCGCCGTTATTTTGAAAAGACAAGCAACTAGAAATCATGCCGATTCGAAAAAACAAAAACAAGTGGCTTGCTGATCTTATGATTCAGCGCCAACGCTACCGAAAACAATTCGACACTCAGGAGGAGGCGAGCGCTTTTGAAGCGGAGGTGCGAAAGAGAAACAAGTTGGGCCAGCCCATCGGGGAACTGGTGGCCAACCCAACGGCCCTCAGCTCTTCGGTTACTTTTGGGGAGATGGTGGACAAGTGTTACACCAGATACTGGCGCGGAACAAAGAATGAGGAGCAAGTAATCAGCAACATAAAGATAATGGAAGCGTTCTTTGGCAGTGACACACCTGTAGATGACATCACAGTCCACCGGATTGATGACTTCATCGGGCATCTACAGTCTCTCAGCAGGGCACCAGCTACTATCAATCAGAAGCTGGCGCATCTTGGGAAGGTCCTGCGGTTCGCTGAAGAACGGGGCTACATAAAGGTGAAGCCAAAAATTGAGAGAGTCCCACAGCCAAGCAACGAGCGGATGGTGTTCTTCGACTACGATACCGAGGCCGACATCCTTGGGTATCTATCAGACCACAACCCCGACTTCTTTGATTGGTTTATCTTTGCCATAGATACCGGAATCAGGCCGGGAGAGATCCAAGCGTTGACGAAGAGATGTTTCCGCACAGATCCAGTGCTCGGGCCAGTGGTAGACGTGCGAGAAGTAAAGGACACCGCAGGAACTACGGAGCCGCGCACGGTTCCTCTCACAGAGAGGGCTTCTAGTGCTGCCAGCCGGCAGACAAGAGAATCACTGGCTCCCTTTTCAAAGTGGACGAGCGCTTCTCGGCGGATTGCGTGGGGAAAGGTGAGGGAAAACGTGGACATGGACCCTGACTTGGTTCCCTATTGCGCCCGCCACACTACAGCGACCCGCTTGGTTCAACAGGGCGTGAATCTTAAAGCGGTCCAGAGATGGATGGGGCACAAGACCCTGGACATGACTTTGAAGTATGTGAAGCTAGTTCCTGATGACCTCCTGTTTGGGAAGCAGGCGCTGGAGAAACCTCAAAGAGTAGCTTAATGATGACGGACAACGAAAGAGAATTTCTAGAGACACAACTGCCTGCCTTGCAGAACCAACGGGATGACACCGCCAATCGTATTAAGATTCTACAGGAAAGACGCGATGACCTTAACAAGCAGATCAGGGGCATCCGGACGAGGCTCAAGCGGGCCAAGCTGGAAGAGGTGAGTGACTGGTAAATTTCATTGGGTATAGTGTGTGTAAAGGATGCAAGGGAGGGGAATCTGTAGTTATCAATTATCTATAAGATCCCCTCCCTTGTTTTCCTATGATAAATAAAGAAGGGATAAAATGGAGGCGCTTACACAAAAAGAGCTTAACGAAGACATGACCACCATTGGGGTGGGCCGCTATAGAAACCACACGGAACAGGCCAAGAACAGAGAGGGGGAGGGAGACACGAAGTATGGGCAACGATTGATGAGGGCCGCTCTTCCTCAGTTCTCCAAGGGCATCGAAGACATGATCAGAGGGTGGAAACATAAGAACAAAGCGCGCTGGCAGCATGATCTGTTGGACATGAAGCCGGAAGTGATTGGTTTTATTGCCCTCCGCAGTTGTCTTGATCGAATTACCGCAAGGAAGACCATGAATAGCCTCGCTTGTTTTGTCGGGGCGCGGATTGAGGACCAAGTGAGGTGTGACTTCCTTGTGAAGCACAACCCAGACAAGGGAGAGGGGATAATCCTGGGTGCGAAGCGCAGAAAGAACGCAGGAATCAATCACATACGGACACACGTTAGGCGCTCCATGATGCACGAAGCGGCAAAGGGCCTGATGGAACCTTTTGAAGCGTGGAGTCAGAGAGACAGGGCTAGCTGTGGGGCTTGGTTGGTTGAGCTATTGAGGGATTCAACGGGCCTGATTGAATACGTCTACATCCAACAGAAGTCGGGGCGAAAGAGAGCCACAAGATTTGTAGTGGCTACCCAAACTACGCTCGACTGGGTGGAAAATTACAACAGTGACAGGGAGCTACTCGAACCGTTCTGGCTACCTACAGCGGATACACCAGTGGAGTGGGCCAACATATGGACTGGGGGCTATGAGACTAAGGGGACAAGCCTGCCCAAGCTGCCCTTTATCAAGACGAGAAACATGGAGCATCTTCGCAATGCGCCCGCTGTGCTTGAGGAACCAATGGAAGCCTGCAATCTGATTCAGCAAACACCTTGGCGTGTTAATGAAGAGGTGTTGGAGGTTGTTAACTGGGCGTGGGAAAACAGCCTAGAGATAACTGGGTTCCCCGGCAGGGAGGACGAAACTTTACCTCCGTTTTCTGAAAAGATACACGAAGACAAGGAAGCCCTTACCAGATGGAAGATGATGGCGGCTGGTATCTATAAGCGCAACGCATCTACCAAGTCTCGCCGACTACTGGTAGGTAAGGTTCTGTATCTGGCCGACAAGATGAGAGCAACCAGGTTTTTTTACCCAAGTAACTGTGACTTCAGAGGCAGGGTATACAACATTCCTAGCTTCCTTGGAATCCAAGGGCCTGATATGTGCCGAGGATTATTGAGGTTTGCGCGGGGCGAGCGCATAAAGAACACACAAGATGCCAAGTGGCTTGGTGTGCATGGCGCTAACACATGGGGCAACGACAAGGTGACTCTTAGTGAGCGATGGAAGTGGGCGGTGGCCTTTACAAAGGATGCTCAAAGGATAGCGGCCAACCCAAAGAAGGAACTTCTGTGGAAGGATGCGGACAAACCTTTTCAGTTCCTAGCTTGGTGCTTTGAGTGGGCCAAGTATACGCAAACAGGAAAGCTGGAGACGTTTTTGCCGGTGGCTATGGATGCCAGTAACAACGGGCTCCAAATCCTTTCGATGTTGACCCGCGACCCCTACGGAATGAGTGCAACTAATGTGCTTCCTACTGACAGGCCAGCCGACATCTACAGGGTGGTAGCTGAGAGGGTAGAGGGATACCTCCGGGATGACGCTAGGGAGAACAGGTTATTCAGCCGTGAGTGGCTTGAGTTTGGTGTTACTAGGTCCACCTGTAAGCGCCCAGTCATGTGCTACAGCTACGGCCTGACTAGCTACAGCAACCGGGCTTATGTAGTTGAGTGGTTTGAGGAAGAGATCCATGACCGCAAAAGAACCAGCCCATTTGACCCGCGAGAAAAGGTTATGGCTACCAACTACCTTGCTGGGCTTGTTTGGCGAGGCATTGAGGAAGTCCTTGAGAAACCAAAGGAGTGCATGCAGTGGTTCCAAGAGTGCTCAAGACTGGTGAGTTCTCAGGAGCGCCCGCTTTGTTGGTTAAGTCCAAGTGGTTTCCCTGTTGTCCAGGAATATAAGCAACTCAACAGTAAACGGGTAAAGACATGGGTTAGTGGCGAAGCTACTTGGATCAGGTTTAACGAAGAGAGCGACAGGATTTGTGGGCGGAAGCAGGCAAATGGAGTGAGTCCTAACTTTGTCCACGCGCTTGATGCGGCAGCGCTGCACAAGACGGTAGTGAGGGCTAACAAGGAAGCAGGTATCTACGACTTTGCCATGGTCCATGATAGCTACGGCACCCACTCAACCAAGTGTGACGCTCTCTCCAAGATACTCAGGGATGTCTTTGTAGATATGTTTGAGGTTGACTTACTTTCTGACTGGGCTAAACAACTGTCCGATCAGCACCCTGATATTACCTTTCCCTCTCCTCCTCAATTTGGTGGGGCCGAAATAACAAAGATCCATGATTCCACTTACTTCTTCAGTTAAAGATGCTGATCCTTCCCAAACAGTTACACACCTCTCAGTTTGTTCAGGATATGACGGGCTTGGGCTTGGACTCGCAAGAGTTTTCGGAGCAATCCAGCCGGTGTTTCATGTGGAGATCGAAGCTTACGCCGTCGCTAACTTGGTTGCGAAGATGGAAACGCACCAAATGGCTCCAGCTCCTATCTGGACGGATGTTAAGACCTTCCCATTTCACCAGTTTCGTAACAAGGTGGACATTCTCTCTGCGGGATACCCATGCCAACCATTTGCAAACTGTGGCAAACGAAAGGGAACAGCAGACCCAAGACACCTCTGGCCTTACCTTGCAAAAGGAATTCAACTTTGTAAACCAACTACCGTATTCCTCGAAAACGTCGAAGGACATATCACCCTTGGACTCCGCGAAGTCCTTAGCGATTTGGAAGAGCTTGGTTACAAAACAACGTGGGGAATATTTTCAGCGGCAGAAGTTGGCTACGGCCACCAAAGAAAACGAGTCTTCATCTTGGCCCACTCCAACAGCCAGGGACTGGAAAGACGGGACCGCAAAGTCTTGCGAGAACACACCAAGCAACTTCCTTCTGGGAAGAGAGGTTCACAAGTTTACGTCTCACTACCACACGAAGAACAACATGGTTGGGAAGCGAGCAGAGTCTTGCCGACTCAACGAAGAGTGGGTAGAGCAACTGATGGGGCTTCCCAGAGGGTGGACCGGATTAGGCTCTTGGGAAACGGAGTCGTCCCTGCCCAAGCAGAACACGCATTTAGAACATTAGCAGAGGAACTATGGGGACAATCGACAAGTCAACCAACG